TAATGCCTCTCTAACTCTTCCTGAGTATTCACAAGCAATTAAAACACGTTTCATTGTATTCTCCTATTGATGTGCATTATATCTCATGTATTGCATGATCATGTACCTTAAACTGTCCATAGCATGATCCGATGATTTTTTTACTACGTCCTTTTTTGACTTGTGATCCCATTTATACAGCCTAAACTCCCTTAAAGTATTTTTTACATCCTTAGTAAATAAAAGTCTAGATTTCCCCTCTTTATCAATCTGTAAATATTCTCTAACCATATTGATCCCCTCATTCACACCCAAATGTTTTGGAGCAGGTAATGTTCTTATATTGCATTCTCTTCCCAGTGTGAGACGCCCATCCTTGCTTTCCGGATCTGCTACATACCAATGTATCTCTTCATTATGTAACTTGTTGATTCTGTTGATCTCTCTACCTGATTCTATCGTTGTATGATTCACCCAATAGAGTTCACGATATACAATCAAAGTAGTATCAGAAGAGTAATAACCTGCAGGGGCTTCAGCAACCCATAACGCACAGAAGGGATGTGAAGATCCAAAGTCAATAGATATATATCTTCTCCAGTGATCCGGAATCTCTTCTATATTTATCAAGTGTGTATCTTTGGAGAACTCTGGATAAACTAGACCGGATTGACTTGAGAACTCACCAAACAATCTAGATCTTTGAGATGCTTCTGTAAGGTGTGAAACGGTTCTTCTCATTTTGAAGGATGATACATAAGGATTATCAAGACCGGATATTTTCACAACTTCAAAACCCTTTGCAGGATTCTCAACAAATCTTTCAAACATCCACGATAAGCCTTTGAGAGGTGTAGCTGTTATTATCACTTTTCCTTTAAGATCTACTGTACGCAATAAACACTCGTGAAATATACCCTCATCATTAGGTTCTTCATCAATCCAAACCATAGAGACAGATCCGCCTTGAAAACCCTCACGACCTGAATCACAACTCATAGAAACGATCCTGCCACCATTAGGAAGAATAGCAACTGCCCGATCTTGAGAAGTCCAACGTGTTTTCTTTGTGCCTACAGGAAGATATTTGTCTAGTTTTGGTCTAAGGTATTCTAGACCGTCTTTATAACTCAATGAAGCACACCAAACAGTTGATGGATTTTCAGGAACTAGATCAAGAGGTAGGTTATTAAGTTGTAACCAATCCCTAACATATTGCTCCTTTGAACCGCTCGCAGCGGCAACAGATAGACATGCACCCACCTCTGTTTTGCCCGCCCTATTGCCGCCTGACAGCAAAGTAGCTTCTTGACCTAATGAAAGTAGAGAATGCTGTTGTGAGGTTCTCTTCTCTGTAATATCACAATGATCGCACCTATATAGATCTCCTTTGATTCTTTTCATAGGACGACCACAACCCCGATCCCGTTCTCCTGTTATGCCTGTGTAGTTATGGCAATGAGGAACCCAAAGAAGAGAAACAGATAGAGGATAGTTCTTTGCATACTCAATCAGTTGTTGTTTCTTTTTCAGATTGTCTTCTAATTTTTTCCTGTTCATATTTGTATACTTTGTAGTCTCTCATAAGTTGTTCATCACACTCTGCTAGTAACGATGTATATTCTTGATCAATATGCAAATGTAGATCATAAATAAGTTGTGCTCGTGCGGGTCCTTTTGGGAAGTTATCACCTTGTGTCCATCTAAGTATTTCTCTAGACTTCCACCCATATTTTCTACAGAAATGAACTCTAGATCCAATCTTCTTTCTCAACCATTTCGAAAAATGCACACTCTTTATAGATGAATTCATTCTCTACTCCTCATCTAGATCTATCACAGGTCTAGCAATCAACTCTTTGATCTCTTCATCAGAACTTTGTAACTCCTTCATTAACTGAACAACTGATAACTGTCTATTATCTACATTCACCTCGACAATCTGTTCCGGTTGTTTTTGATATTCCTTGTGTACTCTTTCGAGGAGCCATGCCGCAGCAGTCCATTGTTTTTGCTCTTTGGCTGCCTTCTGAATCAATGCAAGATTTGCAAGTGCATGATTTGACTTTGCTTTTTTTACTCTCCTATTCAGATCTGCATAGATGGTTTCTTTATCATCATATCGATCCTTCTCTCCTCTTTGCATCCAAGTATTATATGAGGATTGAGATACAGAAGCATGGTGACATGCTAGTTTTGGAGACATACCCAAACTATAAGCCTTTTCAAGCATTTGAATAACAATCTCATTCAATTTTGACGGTCTTCCAACTTTAGACATTTGACACCTATATTTATATATTTTTTAATAAAGGAGCGGAGAATAGGAATTGCACCTATATATATAACTGGTCGCTATATTGTTACTGTTAACCCTCCGCCTTTGGATATTCTTTTTTTATTCTATTAAGTTTTTTCCTTGCTGATCTACACAGAGGAAGAATATAAAGATGTTTATCTGTATTAGGAATTTTGATAGCATTTTTCATTCTTTCTTTAGTCATTGTTTTTGCATGATATATTTTGTTGCCTATTTTATATTTAGGTGTAGATCCTTTTCTTAATCCTATATATATAAAATTCATTGCTTGGTATATTATACCTTTATGATTTTGTCCTGTATCTGCAAAAGAATAAATCGCTTTGATAGTTTTATTTTTTTCTTTGAATAATTTAATTACTTTCATTATATACATTGATGTCTGGTGTTTTTGTTTTCCGCTAAAAGCTACTCTTAACAATTCACAAATTTCATTTGTTTCGAATCCTTCTCTTCTTCCTAATAATGGAGAAGCTCCATAACCTAAACCAACACAACCGATATATTGTTCTTGATCCCATACACCAAAATAATGTGTTGCACCTTGAACCTTCTTAGTATAATGATATCTTTTACAAGTTTTAAGTGCGTCTTTTTGGCTTATTCTTGCAACTTTTATCACAATATTTCTCCGCAGTGTGGACACCTTTTTTCTTTTAATGGTTTTTCTTCATCGATTGATAGATCAGGAAAGATATCTAAATCTATATTCAAGTAATGATCAATTTCTTCATCTGATAATCCTATTATATCAAGTTCTTTTTGATCTAATGAAGATAATAATTCATCTAATTTTATTTGATCCCAATCTGCTATCTCTCCTAACTTATTATCAGCAATAGCAAAGAGTTCTGCTTCTGTTCTCGATAGTTTCATATATCGTACTGGAATTGTGGATAATCCGAGACTACGTGCTGCTGCAATTCTCGTATGACCTGCAATAACCATCGAGTCCTCTTCTCGTGCTATTACAGGAGAAGCAAAACCAAAACGCTCTATAGACCTCGCAACCTTAGAAACTGCTTCAGTGTTTATTCTGGGATTGTGTTCCCATTCAACAAGTGAATCAATATCTACATATTCTCCTATGCTCTCTTTTTTCTTCTTTGGCATAAAGAACTCCCTATAAAAAAAGACTAGTATAGACTAGCCTTTTATAAGAAGAATGACAATATATTGTTATACTTTATCTTTCAAAGCATCTTCCATGTAAAACACTAGACCCTGCATGAATACTTCTTTGAGATCTTCTTTTGGGAATACCTCACAGTATTTAATACAAATAACATCAAGATTTGTAATATTTTTAAAAGTATATTTACTGTTATTTTCCCACTTATACAAAGTAGTTCTTTCAATCTTAAATAGATCGATGGTTTCCTGTCTTCCTTTTTTACAAATAATTGCTCTAAGTAGTTTTTGAATATATAGATTGAGTTTCATTTTATTCTCCTTTGATTGCTTGAAGTTCACCATTGATAAAAAACTGTCCATCTTCCCATTTGATAGTTTGAAGGTGTATTCTTCTAATGACCTCTTCTATATCTTCACAAACTTCTTGTACAGCATCAATATGATTTAGATGTATTCTTGTTTGATGTTTGTATTTTTCTTTATGTCTTAAACATGCCTCTTCGATGACAGTAATATGATCAATATTGATATACACAGATACTATTTCAGGCTCTTCTAAATTAAATATTCGTTGTGTTAGTTTTATGAGTTTCATTTTATTCTCCTTTGATTGTGTAGAATGTTATTGTGTACGTTATAGAGTAGGCTTCTATGGAAAAAACTGTAGGATCATCGTAAGATGTAAAACCTTCTTTTTTCATAATGTAGTCAATTTCTTTTTGTAGATATGATTTATTGGGTACTTGTATTAGCCATGATTTCATTTTATTCTCCTTTGATTGTATTTAATATGTATTTGTAAACCTGATATTCAGTATCAAAACCTTTATGATCAATATGATATTGACTAATCACACCTGTTCTTGATGTGATATTAAAGATTCGAGAAGAATGAATTATTTTTGCTCGGAAATAAGTTGTAGAATATTGATTTCCCTTTGAAGGGTTTTTATCTATTATCAAACAACATCCTAGATCTTGAAGTTCTTTTATGAGTTTCATTCTATTCTCCTATTTGGTTGTTTATATGGGTTCTTTTGCTCTGGTATCTTTCAACAAATGCGAATATATGCTTACATGGCTTTTGCTGTTTCTTCAGTCTATGAGTCCAATCTGCACAAGTACAAGACATTCTTTGCGGCTGTCTTTTACCCTGCCGATCAAATATCTCTACAGTATATCCACCTGTTACGGTCTTTCCTGTCATGTAGGTATATTCTAGATTAGGAGCAACAGAACAAGCTACAAATTGCACCTTCTTACTTTTGACATATCGAGAGAAGAGTTCAAACTTGTGTTGCTCGACAATCTGATCAACATACTGATTGAGGTGTTCTATGATTTCCTGCTTAGTCATTGTTTGCTCCTATGCTATATTACTGTCTATTAAGATATAAGATTCTAATAGTTTGATGATCTCACGTTGGTTAAAGATTGTAACTGTTCTCATTCTGAACTCTTTTTTATTGATCTGAAAGTGATCAGAATCTCCATCAATCTTTGATATTTCATCAGAACATTCTTTAATAGTTGCTTTTCGATCTTCAATTTCATCAAGTATCTTCATCAATCGTTTTGTCTTTTGATCTTGAATTACTTCTTCAGCAAGTTCTTCAACATCTGTTTTGTCTGCTAGTTCTTCATAGAGTTTATTAAGATGCTCAAATGCCTTGTTTAGGTGTTCATATTGATCTGATTGATATGCATGATCTGCTTGATCCATAAATGCAGAGAGTGCTTGCAGTAGTTGATTATTCATTGTTTGCTCCTTTGGTTAATTGGTTAGTTGTTTAAGTAGTTTTGTAAGTTGTTGATAGGTTTCATCTAGTTCTCTATACATTTGTATCTGAGTACAAGCGGCTTCAATTCCTTCTTTCATGTCTTTTATGGTATGAAGTTTTAACGTATATACATTGATAGCTACATAGAGATCTTTGATATGTTCTTCACACTCTTTTATTGTGAATCTTTCTATGTTTGGTCTATTCATTGTTTTCTCCTACATATTGAATCTGAGATCTATATTTATCATCATTGTTAGTTTGTATATACTTCCTTGCTGAAGCAAGAGTCTTATAAGTCCTTACGAATTGCAGTTGATTACTGTTCGGTCGAAAAAAAATAACCATTGGCTTTTCCCATATTGTATATCCATCTTTGTTTTTAGATATGATGTATCTATTGTTGCTATTCATTGTTTGCTCCTAGAAGGAAAAGAGAAGAGATAAGAAAAAGAGAGAAGAGAAATGTATATATTTCTGTACGATGCTCTAGACATGCGTTTGCAAAGTCAATCATATTCATTTTGACACTCCTAACATACGATCTAATCTATCTGATTCTGATTGTAATCTACTTGATAATGATCTGATAAGGCTTTGCTGTTCTGATATCAATCTACTCTTAAGTCTGTCTATTTTAAACAGAAGACCTTGGAGATCTTGAGGAGTGCCCTTAAAGATTGCATCAGGTATCTTTGCACTGAGAACCTCGATCTGTTCTTCTAGTTGTTGAATATCTGCTCTTAGTTTGTCTATATAGTTCATTGTTTGCTCCTTTGGTTATTGATTTAATTGATATTGGAAGTTTTCAAACCATTCTGAAAAATGAATCATAGAGCTAGTGCTATGTGAACCACAGTCTCTATATTCTTCTAGTTCTTTGATCCAGTATTCAGGAGGATTTATTTCTATGTTTTTGGTGTGCTTTTTTAGTTCTCGAAAAAGTTGTTTTAGTTCTGATTTTGTTTGAGCAAAAAAACATTTTTCTACATCATTCAAATAAAATACAATACAAAATTTTGATCCATATTTTCCTATCTCTGTTTTTCCACACATAAATTCTTTTACTATAGTTTTCATTGTGTACTCCTTTGGTTATTGTACGGTTATGATTAAGATATTTTCACCTGTGCATTCATCATTATCATCAAACTCAGGTATAAAAGTTTGATCAATGATTTGCAGATTATGAAGTTCGCAGAATGCAATTACTACATTCATGGAACAACTAATGAGAAGGCTGTTGTGATTTTGGTCTTGTACATCAATAGCGATAAAATGATTCATGTTGTACTCCTTTGGTATATAATGAGTATAACATATGTTGAAAATAAATCAACATTTATTTATAAAAAACTATTATTTCTTATCTTTTTTTATTTTTTGAGGAAGAGCGGCGATCCTCTTCAATCGTTGTTTGTTCTTTCTGTAGGATTGAAAAGGCTTTGCAGGAGAGAATCCAGCTACAACAGTTCTAGCAGTAGCGTCTAGTTCCTGTTCTAGTTCTGATCTAAGTTCTTTGATTCTTTGCTTCAGTGCTTTCTGTGATAGATACTTTGTTTTGTACAACTTAGAGCCACAGGATAGGCAAATAATCATATCAAACTTGTGATCTACTCTTACACTATAACCACATGATAAACAGGTACATAATACTGAATATGATCCATCTTCTTCTTTTCGTTTTGTAGATATTAAACAAGTCATTTATTATGAACCTTTGCATGACAGGTACGACAGAGAACGATCAGATCTTGAGGTTCTTCTGCTCCTAATCTGTCATAACAGTTATGATGAACGTCTAGTATTTCCTCCTTTGTAGAGCAGGCTTGACATTTATATCCAGCTCTCATGAGTGCTTCTGATCGGGTCTTCTTCCAGTGTGCAGAATGGAGATAGGCCGCATATGTTCCTTGATCCATTCTGGGATTTTTATGCGTAGCCCATGAATTATCAATCCAATCTTCTAAGAATGCCTTGTGACTATCTAGAGCATCAGCATGAATACAGTTTGGGCAAATAGGAGAACCTTGATCTGTTCTAGATGTTTTCTCTCTGGCATAGGTTGATCCACATCTTTGACACTTTGCAGAAAGAATCAGGGAACCTGCTCTTTTTGTTAATGCTCTGTTATCTACTCCTGTCAGATCGCTAATTTTCATCGCTGTAATATCAGTGTACCAATATAGATAACGAATCAAACTAGATACAGATTCTTTATCATCCTGTGCCGTGCATTCTTGCAAATAGGACGATATGAGATTATTAAGTGCTTCCTGTTGTTCTTTTTTTGCAATCTCATAAAAGTTGATACTGTCATTGATCGTTTCTATCTTTTTGATTGCTGTTGCTATACGATGTTGTATCATATTTCTTAATCTCCTTGATATCAAGATAGAATTCATCAATACCACCGAACGGAAAAAACGTCTTGACATGATAAGTGTTTTCTTTGATTGATAATATCTTACCCACAATTTGAACCATAGACAATTCTTTTTTCCTGAAGCGGACCAAATCACCAACAGAAAGAGCAAGATCACTTTGTAATTTCTTCTTTGCTTCTGCTTCGATTCTTTCATATTCTTCTAGTTTCTCAGGGTATTCTGCTTTGATAATGTTTGATAAACTTTTCATTTTATTCTCCTATAGCTGTTTTTATCTTTTGAAGGTTGAGGTCATGACAATGTGGTGAGGTCTTCATATTTTCAATCATTGTTTTGTTAGATATAGATGGATACGAAGTATATTTTTTTATATTGTGATCTAGCAGCCAATCAAAATCCTCTTGTCCTTCATCTGTATTTATAACTTTTAAATCAGGTTCTTCTGTTTTTGGCTGTTTCTGCTTCTTAAATTGCAGAATCTTATCATGTACCTCTTCAACTAACATGGCTGTGTGTACATTAGGTTTTGATGATTTACCCTTACCATTCTTAATCCAATAAAAGATCCCTTTGACTATATAATTACCAGTCCAAACCCTACCGCCTTCTTTCTTCATTCTTAGATTGTATGCACCGATCAGCATTAACTCATCAGTCAAATAATCAGAACAATCTGCAGGAAGAACCTTTTCAAGGTCTTCAATATAGTTCTTTCCTTTCCATCCAAAATAAGAAGATAATTTGTTTATTATTTCTTTTTGCTTATCTGTTAATATCAATCTGTTAACAGTTTCTGATAAATCTTTTTGTTCATTATTTTTGATATGTTTACACACAGTGTGTTTTTCACTAGTCTCTACTGTGTGTTTTTCACTAGTCTCTACTGTGTGGTTTTCAGTAGTCTCTACAGTGTAGACTTCTGAAGTAGATTCATTCTCTGAAGTCTCTACTGTGTAGACTTCTGTTTTGATTGTAAAAATAGCTGTTGTTCCGGCTCTTTGTTGTGAAGTTAAAAAACCGTTCTCTTTGAGATTTGCAATTCCTTTTCCCACATAACCTCTTGAACATCCTGTTAGATTCATCAAACGATCATACGAAGGAAAACACTTTCTTATTCTGTATTGTTTCCCTTCTTCTTCTTTGATTTGAAATTTAGTATGTAAGCATAATGTTAAAAATAAATGCTTACCACTTGAATTTAATGTTCTGATTTGATGTATTTCATCTTTGAATATCATTGTATATTGTTTACTCATCAATACCTCCTTTAATAAGTATGGCTAGATTGATCTCTTCATAGAATACAGACTCGAAAAGAGGATGCTTATCTTTTACATAGTTGTAGTTGATTGCAATCTTCAGAAGGTCGTTGTGATCCCCTTGTGGGTTCTTCTCTGTGCATTCTTCATTATTCATAAGCATTAAATTAACACCTGTAAGAAGAAGATAACAAACTTCTGCTGCGTTCTTTGGATTATCATAGTGTGTGCTAGACTCCTCTTCTCCTATACTAGATTTGTGAATCCATACACCATTTTGGTCAAACTGATATGTGAATGTGATCATGTTGTACTCCTTTGGTTTTGGTTAGTGAATTTAGTATAATCCAATGTTGAAAATAAATCAACATATATTAATAAAAAATACAAAAAGAAAAACTCCTCTGGATAATCCAGAGGAGTTCTAACCAGAAAAACGGAGTCATTATAATCAAAGGCAATTATAACGAAACAACTATTTTATATACTAACAACTACGGTTACACCTGTCAACGCATCGCTTGTTGTAATAGTAAGATTGTTCGCATCTGTAAGAGATACAGATGCATGTACTAGATTATCATTACTGTCATAAACAGAGACATGCACAAACTTCTCACTCAAAGCATGATTAATTGTTTTTGCTGAATTTGCTGTAAAAGATTGGTTAGAGAAAACCTTTCTGAAATAGTTGTTGTCAATCATTACAGACTGATCTGATCCATCAATAGCAAGCCCAGTTCCTGCGTCAACCTTTAAAGAGTTAGATCCATCAATCTCAAGCCCATCACCGACCTTAACAGTCAAAGCACCAGAAGCAAAAGCCAAACCAGAAGAAGCCCCCAAATCAACAGACAGAACACCCGATCCATCATGAGCAATACCAGATCCATAACTAAAAGCATCTCTAGCACGAGCATCAGTGAAATATAACTTAAGACCTTCTACCATGTCTGTAGTTGAGAACTCAGAAAAATCTACAGTCAAAGCACCGGCACCATCTAAATTGATACCCTTTCCACCAGAAAAAGCAGCTCTTGCATCTCCATCTGTGTATTGTGTGATACTACAAGAGATTTGACCTGTTGAAGAGTTATAAGAGATTCCTGCACCGGCTGAAAGAGCAGCACGAGCAAGAGCATCTGTATATTGAGTTAGAGAGGTTGAGATTACACCTGTTGCATTGTTATAACTAATGTTACCTGTTGCACTGATAGCAGCACGAGCATCAGAATCAGCATACTGTGTAATACTACAAGCAAATTGACCAGTAGAAGAGTTATAGGTTAGTCCTGTTCCTGCAGAAAGAGCGGATCTAGCATTTGCGTCTGTGTATTGTGTAATGCTTGAAGAGATTTGACCTGTAGAATTATTGTAGGAAATACCAGCACCACCAGAAAGAGCGGCTCTTGCATTTGTGTCAGTGTATTGTGTGATTGTGCTTGAGATTGTACCATTTGCAGCAATGTTGATCCCTGCACCCGCTGAAAGTTTTGCAACGATCTCAGCAGAAGTTAGACCGGATTCGACCTCTGTATAATTCGAAGCATTTGATCCATCAGCACCTGATACGATATAGGTTTCTGCTCCACCTGTGGCAGCAGTCAAAACCAAGAAGTCGCCTTTTTTCAAATTTGCAGCTGTAGAAGATTCGTTTGAAATAAAGTTTGCTAGAGACGATTGAGAGTTATCTACATGTACATCAGATATCAAAAGAGATGATACGGATAACTCACCACCAGAAACAGATAGATAGGATGATGATCCAGAAGCGATCGAGGAGATGAAAGAAAGACCAGATACATCTTGTTTACGGACTAGATCATTGTTGTTACTGGGAGCAGTATCAGACTGAACTTGTCCTTTGAAGATATATTGAGGTGCATAGTTATTAAATGGCATAGTAATATCCTTTTTGTTAGGGTTAAAGACACTACTATATTATCTTATAATCACTGTACCCGATAAAGAATCTGAAAAATTTATCAATATTTGACTGCTTGAAGCATGTCTCACTTCAGCATGTACGAGATAACCGGAAGAATCTATAATTATCACTGTAGGAATATTTTCAAAATCGTGTGTAATCGTTAGAGAGGTTTGATCTGTAAATGTTACCTCTTTGATCGTACCATCAGAAGAACCACCGCCACCGCTTGATCCAGTCCCACCGCTTCTATTAAATGCGTTACCTATAGCCATGTTTACTTCTTCCCGTCGTTATAGGTTATGACTATCTGATCAATCGTTAGAGTTCCTTGATTTGTTTTTACATGTGCATAGACTGTATCAGCAGTATCTAATGAGATGATGCCATCTATTCTAATGATTCCTGTTGAGGAGTTTGTATCAGTAAGACCTCTTTGAAGATCTGTAGTTGTATCTGTCAGAACCATTTGATCACCTAATGCATCTTCAGAAATACAGACAGTTATCTCAGATGGATGATTAGAATGAGAAGCATTTGAACATTGTATATTTATCAAAGATACGTGAGCAATAAAACGGGCTGTCCTAGGTGTATACCCGAGATCAATCTCAATCTTCTTTTCTATATCGTATGTATTGCCTATACCTGAAACTGATCCTGTAGATCTTGCATCACTCATTCCCATATCTCAATCCTGTTCTTTTTGGTATTATATAACAATATATTGCAGACTACAAAAACTGACAACAAAAAGAAAAAACCTCCCAAAGGAGTAGGAGGAAAAACCAAGAACAGAAAAGTTTTTTTTAAAGGAGCAATCCATCAATCCCATTGAGAATTAACTGGTTTTGTTTGTTCTATATCTATTTGATCATCATCATCTAATTTACCAAGTTCTGTTTTTATGTTGTAAAATAGTTTTGTGAGTTGTTCTATAATTTCATTAAGCGAAAAACGAGCATTAATAATGTGAATACTTAGAGCAAATAAAATGCCGTTTGCTATTGCGTTATCAGAATGACCTTGTGATTGTAACTCGTAGATTACATTATTGAGTTCTAGAGCACATGCACGATTTTCAGTTTCATTTTTCATGCTGCTTCTCCATCATCTTCTCAATGTGTTCTAATCTTCTGGCAATATCTTTCTCAATATCGTCTCTTTCTTTCTGTAGTTTCTCAACCACTGCAATCCATCTATTCCTAATCTGTTCTTCTTTCTCTTCTTTTTGCTGCAGAAGCATTTCGATCTTTTTCTCGCTTTGAGAGTTTGAATAAATAGCATACAAAGCGAGTAACCCAATAGGACCCGCATTAAGAAGAATATCGTATATCATTTCCATTATCTCAATTCCCTCTTAATTTCTGCTACATCCTCACCGATACGATCAATCTTCTGTGATAGATTTGTGAGAGTAGTTCTATAGAGTTCTCGATCTTCTTTGTTATCCTTATACAGTCTCTCCATGTATTGCTTCTGTGATTGCATGAAGTTCCACAAAACAACACAGGCAAGGCACAAAGCACCAAACTGACCTGTTACAGCATTTAATAGAGTTGAGATATCCATGCCTCTATTATAATTCATCCTCTGCAAGATTAAGAATCTCAGGAATAGATTTTTTCAATATTTGACCTACTATTTCGATCGCTTCCTGTTTATCTATCTTGTTATCGTCGGCTTTTGCTTCTTCAAATGCTTCTGGTAGATCATTTAAACTTTTTACAATAACTTGTATCACTTTCCATCTAAAACGCACATTGTAATTCATACCATTGTTTATAGATATCAACTCTTCCATCTTCATACCTGTAACTAGGATAAAGTTTGATACAAGATCCCATACTTCTTTTCTCGTTACTTTTTTACCGCCATCAGAATCTTCTTCTTTTGCAGCTCTTATTTGTATGTATGTATTATAGATTTGATCCATCAAGACTTTTGATAGTGTTGCATACGGTATTTTCATAAGTGTATCCCCTTTAATATTGTAAGTGTAAATGTAGATCCTTTTCTATTCTGTACTTGCTTGTGACATAGATCCATAAAATCATTAAATCCTGTCTGTAGAACAACACAGCCGGCAGAATATCTTCCTACCTTTAAAGAGGTATTAGAAGCATTTGCACGATGAATTTGAATGCCTGCTGAATCGTGATCCAATCCACCATACTCAATAACATCGTCTCTATTTCCATCTCTCCAGACAAGTATTTGTTTACAAGGAACAAGGCACTCATAGCCGCTTGATCTCATTCCAATCTTGAAAGAGGACCTGTATTGATGGTTATGCTTGAGGATTGCAACACCTGCCGATCTTGATGGATTTAAAAGATAGTGTTGTCCTGCGTGCGTTGTACAAGGAAAGACATACTCTATCCACTTCTGATCCCAGTATATTACATGCATTGTATCTTGAAAAGTATCTGGTCTTTCTTTCATGTTCCTACAGGCGATGATATTTAAATCATACTTGCCTTTGAACGTAGCAAAGCCCAAATTTTCTGCTTTTAATATACAGGGTGGTTTATCTATTGAGTATCTAATCATATTCTTCTCCTTTCTCTTCTCTTATTTTTTTTGGAACCTGTGACGGGTCTATATTGATCTCAAAACCTTGTTTGGCATAAATCTCTATAGCAGCCTCTTTAACTGCATAGATATAATAAAACTCATTGTTTGATAGTAGTATTCTACACCAATAATATTCTTTCATTGTATTCTCTTTTATGTTGGAACAGTGTTTTTATATGGATGAGAAGCAGGAAGAAGAGCAGTGAGTTTATATTTGTGTGCGATATAACCCTCTACCTTTTCACGTTCTGCATCATGAAGAGGTATTGAGAATGTTAGTAACTCAGCAAGATCAAAAGAGCCAAAAGCGAAATTAAATTGCTGTGTTTGATTTGCATAGTTTATATCTGGATCTCTTCCTATTCTGAAGTTAGGAGATAAAGATATATCTGTATTTGTTGGGGGAAAATCTGAGGTGTTAACTCTCGTTCCATTGACATATAATCCTTCCTCACCACTATAACCACCAACATCAGCAGAAGAATATATAACAATCTTCCAATTTGTATCAGGAGGAGCGATCTGATTATCTTGATGAAAAGTATTACTGTTGTTATCGTAGCCTATTGCATTCGTATAAGTTGAGCCTGAGAAGGAATCTAAGAGATGTAACTGATAAGATCTACCACAGTTTACCAAAGGGGCCTTGTAGTAACTACCGCCTGAAAAATCAGTGTCACCAATTGGATCAGCAGAAGCACGCATTAACATAGCTACACAAATTCCATCTGTACCCGATAGATCCATTTTTGAATTGTAATCTGTAGCAAGGAACTCATGATCACCAAATGCAAATCTAGCAAAATAAAATCCTGATACTGTAATCGATCTAGATGGTGTTCCCGCACCTGTATTATAATTGTTGTTATTACCTGCTTGATTTGAGAATGAAAATGCATTTTGTCTATCTATCCAAGTACTAACATCAGAACCCGATAGATTTAAATTTACATCAGCAGAAAGCCATATAAACATCTGTGTATTGTTATATGTTGAGTTTGGTAACCATCCACTATAAGCACCATCTGAATCTTCTGTGTCTTCTGTTCTTTGCATTTTGGGCGATGGAATTCCTAATGTAACCGTACACTCTTGAGCATCAATCGAGTAATCACAACCTAACACCATGCAATATCTTCCTTTGTAAATAGGATCTAATGTATCATACAAGTGTTCTACATAGTTGGATCTGAAGGTTACAATATCACCGGCTACAAGTGTAGCAAATCGAAGAGGTAATCTAACAGATAATCTTTCAGAAATGTATAGATCCCAAACTCTTAATCTACGTAAATCTTGAAGAGCTTGAGACTGTCTATTGTCTGGATCTGCAAGATAATATAAACTAAAATCACGTTCTATTTCTGAAAGAGCAGGAAGAGAATCAACCCTTGATCCATTGTAAACACCACCGGAATAATAAACATTTGTAAAGTTGTATTTGATATATGTTGTTCTATATATGTTCGATATATCGGGTGAAAAGAAATCATGTGATAGTACATCAATAATATCATAGTCAGATATCTCTGCTCTTAGATCCGGTGTTTTTCGTGTCTCTATTCCTTCTGGATCTGTACATGCTCTGATTGATATAGAATCTTGTCTGTAAACGGGAAAAATACCCACTGTCAAAAAGATATCTACAATAGATCTGAATCCATTTGATAAAGGAGATTCCACTGCAAAACCTATATCATAATCAGCATCTCCTGATCTTGTTATCTCTTTGCTTGCTCTTTTGGCATCTGATACATCAAAGATCTGTTTGTCAATCTTACCACCGATAGACCACTCAACAGGATAAACATCAAACTCTCCATTGTTTCCTGTTCCTGTGCTTGTAAGGATACTTGCAAGGATCTCATATGGTTCTCCTTGTAGCCATGCACAATATTTAACTGTAGATCCTGAAGGTGCTGATACTCTAGATGTATTGTTATATTCTGCTGTAGTGCATCCTGTTAAGGTTGTACTTGTTGAGCCTGTCCAAAATACATAAAAGTCTATTGCTCCATTTGTAATTCTAGCAATACCCTTTGATCCTGTCTGTTTCTTAAAAAAAGATGCATCTGTAAGATTCAAAGTACCATCAGAACCTCCAAAAGTGGCTGTAGTTGTTGTTGTTTGTCCTACTTCATAAAATAGAGAGAAATGAGGAGGATCTGTATCTGAAAAAACTGTTCCTGCTCTGGTATCAAGTGAGGTTTGCAAAGCAGATAATAGATCCTTAAATCCTAACGAAAATAGACCTCTTTGACCTGATATCGTATCTAATGATCCTATTGCTAGGTTTCTGAATCCTTGCCTATTAATCGAACATTGAAGAACTGCGATCTGTCCTCTTCTCATCTTTGGTAATATCGATCTAATATCTCCTGACAACTGAAGAGAAAATCCACCAAAAGACACAGACCATCTTTGAGGTATTACTCTTGATCCTGTTATCCTTACAGAACCTCTAGCAATCTGAATATTACCCGCATCATCCTCAACAGAAAAAGGTTCTCCTAGAGCATTGAGAACACCAACAAACTCTAATCTATATCGTACATATAGAGAAGATCTGTTTAAAGACCCGACAAATTCAAGATCCCAACTCATACTATACTCTTACCTTGTTGTCTTGCTATCTCGTTAAGTATTGCAAGACCTTGTATTCTGTCTGTACTAGATATACCTCCTACATTTGTAAACGGATTAGAACCACCTGAAGCAGTAGGAACTTCTGAAGGTTTGAAGTTTGGAGATCTATCTATACCATCGAATCCAGAATGAAAGTTAAATAATGTATGCGTATCTAGATACAATCGTACATTAAGAGAGAACAAACGACCGTTCTCATTTGTTATAATGTTTTGCCCTATGTCAGAGGCTGCTCTTCTTAATGTAGGATAAAAACGATAATATCTAAGAAATGATCTCTCTGGATATGTATATGCCATCTTTGGATTAAATGTAATATTTCCACCTGTAGAAGAAGAGAAGGAGCCATCAACACTAGCGATCTTTGACTTCTCAATGATGGATGTAGGCGAATCTGTCTGTATTGTCACATAATCACCCGTAACAGGAAGATTTGCACCTGTAATATCTTTGAAAGGGTTTGATCCTAATAACTGAGTAGCAGAATTTTGCTCAACTGTATTAAGAAAAGGATGAATGTAGGCTTTATCTGAATCAGCACAAAAAGAAACATAACCGCCTCTATCTAGGTGATTCTGCATCGATTCTAGTTTAACAGCTACATCTTCTCCTAAAATGAGCCGATCGCGTTGAATCGTTACAAACTCCCTTTGCAATCCGTGAGATAGATATCTTCTTCCACCCCTCGAAATAGATTCTGCTACATCATATTGATATTCAGAAAACAGTTCTCCTAACTTCTCACCTAGATCTATTGTTCTAAGTGATCTAGCATCAGGCTCTGGGAAATAATAAAACTTTGCATTACCCATCATCGACCTCCAAATAAGGGAGAAGTAGAAGATCCGAATGTTTGAAACCTTCTCTCTATCTGTCTAACCAACTCATCAACAGCATTACTCTCAACTACTGAAGCATTGATCGTTATATTTATACCACCTTGACCCATGCCCATAGTTCTCTGTACTGCTTGGGGCATTTGACCCGTTTCGGGTACGACGAACTCTCCTCTGTGAAGCATCGCTAATCCTTCGTCTGCTCCGGTAAACTTAATACCACCTCTAGCAGAAGGAATAAATGGACCACCACCGCGTTTCGATCCTCCTGATAAAATACTACCTACAACATTAACGCGTCGAAAAAACTCTTCAAAACCTGCCTTCAGTCCTTCTTTAATATTCTTTCCTAGGTTCTGTCTTCCTTCTCTTGTAAAGATGCTCTTGATACCATCTATGATCTGTCTAACAAACTCAGCGATTCCCTTGAAGAATCCGAATACAACACGATCAGCAAACTCAACAAAGAGAGGAGGTAACACTTGGAAGAGTATCCTAGGCAATGCACGCAAACCCAACTCTATAGCCTTTGCCCTCGCTCTGATATCTTCTTCAACACTCTTTTCTATCTCTGCAACAGTTGATCCTCTTTGACCCAGTCCTTGAGCGATTTTAAGAACTGCTAGAACTCCTGTAACCGCTAGAGCTGCACCTGCTGAAAGTCCTTTACTCAATGCTCCTGATATCTTAGATGCAGACTGCCCTAAGCCCTTTACAGCAATAGAAAATATCTCTGCTACACCTAATTTCATTTTATTTAAAAACTCTTCAAATCTTGTAAATTTAGTCGCTTCTATCGTTATTTCTCCAAACGCTTGACCATCCAACATGCCTGCTTCAGCATTAAGTGAAACCGTATCTAATAGTTTTTTTCTAAGCGTGTTTGCAAACAGGTCAATTCTAGATCCATCAAATGATTTGTTTATAATCTTATCAATAGCAGCAAAACCAATAGCGAAATCAGATACAAATTTATTTATGTCAAACGATACAAATCGACCAAATAGATCATTGAGAACATCATTTAAAGTCCGGATCTTTTCTGTTGTTTTTTGGGTGCTTTTTCCTAGATTGTCCATTTCAGAAGATGCTTGTGCTGTTCCCTTACCAAATCCATCTAGATTAATATTAACACCTTCCATCGCTTCGTTATATTCTTTCAAGTCTCCTTTTGCTTTGTCTATTGCGTTTGATAGTCTATTTGTAGGATCTACTGTTTTAATCGTAAAATTTGCAAGACTAGACATGGCTTTATTCACAAAATCAACTTGTATTCCAAACAGTTCTAGATTGTTGATGATTGATCCTAATGCAAGAGCAAAAGGACCTGTTAGAATTACTATTGTTTGCTTGATTCCAAACTTAAGAAGATCTAGAAGTTTATCAGTTAAAAATTCTATTTCATCAGCAAAGGATTCTATAAGTGATCCTGTAAATGCTACAATACCGCCCAATTTGATCATGCTTTGTATGAATCTATTCTGTCCATCTGTAGCAGTCACAAACTTTTGAAGTGTTCCATTTAATACCGTACCAAGTCCAGATAACACAAATTGAAAATGTGCAGCTGCTTTACTTGCTTCTGGTCCTGCATCTATTCCGAACTTCTCTGTAAATGATAAGAACTTTTCAAAATCACCCGCTGCAAGTGCTTGATTTAACTTTGCACCCGCTTCACCAAATAACGCAACAGATGCTCTTGATCTATCAGAAGAATCAGAGATCCCTTGTAATAACTTGATAGAGTCTAGAAGAATATCATTGTTTGATCGTAGGTCTCCATTTGTATCTCTTACAGCAACACCAAAAGAAAGAAACTTTTTTTCAACCGCTGATCCTTCTGTTCCTAGTTGTGCGAACTGTCCAGAGATAGCACCAAGTATTTCATTAAGACCCTCAGCAGATTGACCACTGGATAAAAGAGCCTGTCGAAGTCCTTGTATTGTTTTCGCAGATACCCCACTTCTAACAGACAAATCATTTAATTCATTGACTAGATCTGTAACCTTCTTAGATGCCTCAAAAGCGGCTTTTCCTGCTGCCAATACAGCAACACCAACAGCAGCCATAACAGCCGTAACCTTTCCAACAGCCATGCCGGCTTTTTTCAACTTATTAAAAGAAGAAGATGTATCTACACTTTCTCTTTGTGTCTTTTTCAGTTCTTTCTCAACGTCTTCCAAAGCATCAACAACATTATCAAGACCTTTTTCCGCTGCCTTTGTCTTTATATCTAAAACATATTCTACTAGATTTTGAGCCATGATAACCTCTTTGCATCCTATTATATCATATCGGTAAGATCTGAGAGATTAATAATTGGAAACAACATGCTATTTTTTCCTTTGCTCTGCTTCCTCAGAATCTGATTAAACCGTTTTGACCTTTGTATAATACAATGTACGCATATATACAGATCATCAAAGTCCAACCGAAGAACCTCTGAAGGAAGTTTCCCATATGTACGAGCAACAAGATCAATAAGAAATACATAGTTTGGATCATCCTTGAAATCGTTGCAACCGTTCTACTGCCTCCTGCTGACCCTGCATAGCCTTATTTATGATGTTGTTACGATCTTCTGAAGTGAATACTCCTACCCATAGAACATTTTGATCTGCGTTCATTTGCTCCATAGCATGACAAAGGGTTATATTCTCCCACGTTACGCCATCTTGAGAAGCTCTTTTGATAACCTTACAAAGAATCTTATCTTGATCTTCTGATATCCTCGCCATGGTTTCTGGTCTGATCGATTTTGCAAAGTCTAGAAGTCGAAGAAGTTCTGTTTCGTCTAGTCCTTCCATTCCTTCTTTATCTGCTTTTTCTCTTATTTGATCGATGTTGCTGAGTCCTTGCTGTTTGTTATTCATCAAGACCTCTTGAGCCAAAAGAGAAGATCCTAGCCCAATCTGTTCTATTTCGGGGGCTGTTAAGATTCTTCCTTCAATAAGCAATTTACCACCGAAACATTCTACTTGAAATGTAGATGCTTCAGCGATCTCCTTTAATATTTGCATGATTCCTGTCCTTATATTTTTTTAATCTTTTATCTATGTATGATTGTTTATAATCTGTTTTCTTAGATAATACCTTTTCTAGTTGTTGGATCTCCCAATCTGTAGGATCTTGATTGTTATTTAGCATTCTCCACAAAATAGAATATTCAATCCCACTGTATCTTTCAAGATCTATAAGATTGCATTCTAGTTTTTTTAATATTGTTTTGATCAGATTAGAGATCATTAATTTGCAACAGCAGAAGCCTGTTGATTTGTTATCTTGATCTGTATTGCTTCATCAACTGCATCAGATTCACCTACAAAAGTCATCGTTCTCTCAATCGGTCCAAAGGTATTAATAGCATCATCATAATCAACCACGTAGGCATTTCTAATCGTAATCTCACAGGCATCACCGTCACTATTTGTCAAAGTAAACACTGCATCAGATTGTGTTCCTGCTATAAAGTTATCAAACAATAGATTATCTTCCATCTCTAGAGTAACGGATAGAGTAACGTCTTTAACATCAGATACAACTGGTTCGAGTGTCTTCTTATCTCCTAATACATTACGACGTTCTAACTTATTATCAAGTGTGAATTCAAAAGATTTCATCGCAAAACTGTTACCACTATAGGAAAGATTACCGCATTCAAAATGAAACATTTGACGACCAGATCCGAATGATGAAGTTAATGCAGCTGCTCTGGTTTGTGAATCTTGTGCAATAATCTCAAATGATGCGGTTATCTCTTCTCCTGCCGATCCTGAGATATTCATACTTGCAACCTTGCAACCTAAGAAGATTTCTTTTGAATTGCTGATCCCTGTACCTCTTTGAAGAGCAATAGATAAAGATGGGACTGTACCGTCAGCAGTTGGAATATAAAGATGTTCATAAGGTCCGGATCCCGATGTTGTAGCATTACCTACAGCGGCTTTAATAAGCATCCCCGTACCTTCATAAAGCAAAGGAAGATCAATAGAACCCCCACAGTTTAAGAATGCTTCGAAATGACCATTCTGAAAACCACCACCACCGGATTGAGATAGATGTGTTTTTCTCTCCTTCTCTTGTGTCTTCTGAAAACTTGCTGATATGATTCTATTATCAACACCCATGGCCCCTGCTATGGTTCCATATGTTGATTCTTCTCCTAATTTAATAAATGCTCCACGTCCAAATTGTAATGGCATGATAACCTCCTAAGATGGTAGTAATTTTCTAACTTGTAATAAACACGATAATATAAATACTTCATTATCTGAAGTAAAAACTTTTAATCTAATGACATAATCAGTATTGTCTGATCCTGCTTGTATTCTAGCACGCACCCAACCTGATACAATCCTACTCTCTCCAAGTGCGTACATGGCTGTTTGATTTGCTGCAGAAGAATCTAGAACATTCACATCTATATAATCAATACCTCTTAGATCTAATCTTTCATTGTATGGAAGGGATCGAGGTGCAAGTAACTGAGAGACAGGGAACCATATATCCATTTTCTCATCAGGATCTTTTTGAAAAATAGTAGTAGGAACAGTAGACAATCCGGATCTACCTTGAAAGTTAACAACATTGCCAAAGGGAGCACCCAAATAAGCAAAGGTTGTTTTAGGTGATGTTGTTGAAACACTACTAGATAGATCTACACTTTGATCAGGATTATCCCAATAAATAAAAATGACATGCATAACATTTGCTTCTGTCATTGAAAAACCAGCTACTCTAAAGAGACTTGATCTTGTTGTTGCATTCCATGTGAATCTCTGAAACGTGAATGCTTCACCATTCTTATCAGCAAGTACAACATCAAAACCATCTGATCTAACATTGTCCCAAAAATCATCATAGTCTTCAGGAACAACAAAAGAGAATTCTATTGTACCCTTTGCAGTTGCAGAGGTATCAATAACCAAAGGCAGTCTTCTTTTAAAATCTTTGTTATACCAACTCATCTATACACCGAATTGAGATTGATGAGAAACCCTTACTTCTAGCAAAGAGATCCCAGTGTTAGATATACCATATTCCTCACCATCAAGAGCAGTAAAATTAACAATTACATCTTGAGTGAGACCAGATAATCCTAGTGTACGATCTGAAGTAATCGCTTTTTGAATATCTCCGGCTAGATTCATAGCATTCTTTATTCTAGTTTCTAGATTTGATCCACCTGCATAACATACAATTTGATATACAGATTCACCTATATATCTTCCTAATGTTCTTCCTTGTTGTTCTATGGTATCAATAAAGACGATACTAGCAGAAGGAACCTGTGGAGCATTGAGAACAGCACCAATAACAACACGGCCGGATAGATCAAGACCGGAAAAACCGCTTGAAAAATCAGCAGCCGTTAACGTCTTCAATCTAGACAATACTTGTACATGTATGATATCAGCCATCAATCTGCTCCCAAAGCAACATTAAGAAGAGAAGATAACCTATCAGGAAGACGTTCAGATTCTGCATTGACAGCCCTACCCAAAAACAAACGAGGCTTGATAAACCGAGTACCAAATTCAACAAACTCAGCATAATCCACATCTGATCCAGAGGTAGATCCGCCTGCTCTTAGTACTACTCTAGGAGAACCCAGAGGAGCATCTACAAGACCCGTAATAGAAGATCTAAGTCTTCCTGTTTGAACTTTTGGGTAAGAGGTTGCATTGATCTTTGCATCTCTTTCCATTCTTAGAGCGGATCGAATAAGGACCCGTTCTAACTCTTGGAGAAGTCTGTTATCTGCTTCTCTTACTCGCCTTAAAAAATCGTCAAAAGATAGTTGAGACATTTCTATATCCTCTTAATATCTCTCGAACTTCTAAAGGCATTGTTCTAGGTGATAATGTAACTGTGCTATTTCTTTGAGTGATAGATACGTTTCCTTGATTGCTTTTTGCACGTTGTAAATGAGCACAATACACACAAATAGCATGCACAAGATCCGATGGTGGATTTGATGTACTGAAGCCAAAAGAACCGACAATTTTGATCGCTCTGAAACCAGTATCAAAAGAATCAGGAGAAGTATCTTTGAGGATGATTCTTCCTAGTTCTTTGTCTATCTCATATTGAGATCCTTCTATCAGAGTATCAGAACCATATACCCGATTAACGTCAGAATGAATAGACGTAATCGAGATGATAGGCTTGATCGGTGATTGTAATACATATTCAAGTCCGTACATAGGTTTATCAGCAAATATTGTATACGTAGACGAATCTAAACCGTAAGACGTAGCAGAATCTGCTAGGGGAAAACCCAAATAGCGAGCAATAAAACCCTCTACACGAGAAATAAGTGAGGTTAGATCTGCATCAATACTAGATCCTTGTATCTCTGGTAGATACTCTTTTAATACTGATACAGATACCAAACTCATTCATTTAAATCCTAGTCTCTTGCAAGTGCTAATT